CGCGCCCTCGCCCGATACGTCAGGCTGGCCGCTGTTGTACTTCACATTCGAGAAATCAAACTCGTAGCTGTTGCCGTCTAGGTCAGTCAGCGTCAGCGTGATGCTAGATGTGGTCTCGTTTAAGAACTTCTCATATAGAGTTTTACTCGCGAAGTACGTGGTGAGCGTACCAGTCACTCGAGATCGACCGATTGATGGGCGATTAGTGGTCTGGCTGCCTACCGAGAACAATGGCTCGATGCCGTTCTCCAGGGTGAACTCGACAGATGTGACAGTTGCGATTGAGCTTCCGCCCTCTGAGATTGATCCGGTGAATGAATCAAATGGCACCATGCCAGCATCAGCTGCAAAGGTAGAGCCAGTGATCGCTGATGTGGCTATTGCCAAATCCTTGCCCACGACGCCAAACGTGCATCCGACCATCGCATTAGGAGATACCGATAGCGCCATTGAGTTGATCTCGCAACCCTTGTACGTGTGGAACTCAGGCGTGGCCAGGTCGCCAAACTTGCGCTGAAGGGTAAACGAGCGACGAGTCGTACCTGCCTTGAGTACGTCTGACGCCCAGGCGCCACACAGGGCAGCCTGGATCAGATCGTCGAAGGATTCATACTCCAGCTCACAGCTGATCTCACCGCCGACGGTTTTATTCCCGTGACGGAAGTCCTCGACCTGGCGATCGCCTCTCAGCTTCTCGCTCTCGACCGCATCCTTGGATACGTTGAGTGTGGTCCCTGTGTGTGGAATTGGCTTAAAACCGGGAGTCGACGGCGTGGTGCCATACGTGGTCTCCGCGATATAGTGTAGGCTGTGCTGTGCACCGTTTGCGAATGTCATGTTCTGGCCTCAGTATATGTCTGGAAGTCTATCGAGACGGGTATGAAATACCACTCCTCGTCCAAAATAGCGGGCCCCATCGATACCGATCGGACTCGCAAGCTCTGGCTATTATACGTCAAAACTGTACCTCGCTTGAACGTATCTGCCACCGTATCTACCTCTGACGGTCTCCCTGAGCCCCGAGGCGTTACAACGTCGACCTGGTAAATACCATTGGTCTCATCCTTGCCAGAGCCACCCAGGGAAGCCTGGAGCGTGTCTGCTGGTAGGAATGCTGCTCGCAGGTAGGTCGTCCCAGCCTGCGGTGTATATGGAACATTAGGGAATGCGATGGGCGTCCCTGTAATCGTGGCCAGCTTGGTATCGAGTGCTGCCTGGATATCGTTAAATACCGTCATTTCTTGGCCGCCTCCTCGATGAATGTTTTGTACTGACTCAGAACGACTCGCACAATTCCGTTAGGCGCCTGCCCTGACCATCCATACTCTAGTCGCTCGGCGTATGGGACATTATTCGTCATGTAGAACGTATTGCCCGCGACCATCTTACCCGCATTAGCTAAAAGCTGTGCATTTGCATTGCCTGCTGATTGATCTGGAGCCTGCCCAGCTCCCGACGCTGGCGCATCAATGCTGAATTGCCAATTAGCTCTAAACCTACCGCCGACATGGCTAGGATCTGGCTGTTTCCATGAGCTTGGATCAGCGACTGGTGACTGTTTGATGATCCTGGAGCCCATACCGATAAGCGTACCTCGGACGACCTTCTCGGGTAGCTCGGAAAAATCCTTGATCGCTGCTGTGAATGTCTTGCTCATTTTCGGATCTGCAGCTCGCTGACCAGGGCGGTATCTCCTGGCTGATTGGCGCTAACCGAAATCACACGGAATGTGTCTGATCCAATGACGACCGTATCACCAACTTGGTATGTGTGAGCCTCTGCGACGGCCCGCCTGTCTCCTGCCAATACAGTTTGGCCGTTGATGTCAGCGTCGCGATAATCAAACAAAACGCAATTTTTAGTGAAGGTCGACGTCGTATCAGACGTCTTGCCTGTTGCAGGGTCATACGCTCCTTTTGACGTCCGCGTGAACGTCAGTCCTCGTCCATACTTTGCGAGAAGGTTGGTGGCCGTCTTAGCCAATGGAGCGTAATTAAAACTCATGAACGTGACACGTAGTTGACGCCATGGATTAGCTTTCGCACTGCGTGACTAAATGCAGGCGTTCGCTTTCTCATCATGGCCTTGTTGCTATAAACGACCTTGATGTCGCCGATCTGCTCAGATTCGGTCTGACGCTCTTGCGTACCGATAGGGCTGTCGCCATCGAATTCGATCTTCACTAGCTCATAAATGGCGCTCTTTACCTCATTGGGAATCTCATCAGACTCAACCGAATAACCATCTATATAAACTCGATCCCGTGGCCATTGCAGTGCCTGATTCTCATCGGCCTTGATGCCCAGGAAGTGGAGCGACTCGAAGTAATCCATCGCCCTCAGAATATTCTGCTCGACCAAACTATCATCGAGAGTGAATGATATGCCGCGAGCCTCAGCCCACGCGATGAAGTTATCGACGGTCACATACGAGTTCGCACCAGATATCAGCGACCCTGTTTCGATTACTAATGCCATAATAACTCCAGAAGGAAAAGGGGCCCGAAGGCCCCGCGCTAATTAGCCCATCAATGTCGCGATGAAGTCTGGCTTGAATGCTTTAACGCCCCAAGCTGCTGCAACTTCGATCATCGACTTGCGGTAGCCGCGATAAACACGTACCTCAAATACGAGGCCGCTGTGTGGATCTTGAACCACAATCGCGTCATCAGCTGAATCGCCACCGTTTGGAACCGCTGGAGCACGCACCGCCAGCTCGAGAGCGTTGCGGTGGAATGCCATGTTTGCGGTATAGCTGTTTCCAACAGTGATGGCGTTGTTGTCTGCAATAGCAGTACGGACGCCAGTTGGGTTCAGAGCGAAAGCGCCACCTGACAGAGCTGTTCCGACCACATACTTGTTGGTCGAATCTGCTGCGAAAGTGACAACATCACCCGCCAGGATGGTGCCTGATCCGCCATCAGCGTCTACAGATGTATCGCCTACAGCCAGAGCGCCGTTCACTAGGATAGACGCGCCTGTGCCTTTTGTGTGCGATTGAATCTGCGCTGACTCGCGAACAGCCATCCCTTGAAGGTCAAGCAATACGCCCTGTCGGAGCAAGTCAGAACCGCCCGCCTGGTTCACGCTTTGCAGTTGAGCCAGTTGACGGAGGTTAGTGCTTGCAACAGTGCCGAGAACCAGTGAGCACTGGCCGTCGTTTGTTGGCATACCATTGTCGACCAGAATCTGACGCATCTCAGCCACTTCATTGAAGTTTGACGCAAATGGCGTGGTGCCAGCTGTGCCAAATGCGCGCGACGCATTCTTGTACGCCTCCTCAGCAAGATCAGCTTCGATCTCATTGCAAAGAGTTCGCATAGCTTGTTTGATCTGATCACCGTAAACAGTCTCGAAGCCGATACCATTGTTCAGGTGACGTACATCTTCACCTGTGTATGGAATCTGAACAGCGCGGCTGTTGCTGATGCTCAGGGTCTTGTTGTCGACAGTCTGATCGGTGCCCTCGGGGATAGTCATCGCCTCAGTGACATCGACAGCAGTCGCAGCACGAGTAAATGAAGCTCGGACGGTGTCGCCCTTTGCCACTCGATCTGAACCGTTTGCGTTAATGGTTGACGCGGGGATGAAGCCGACGAGCTCCCTGCCCACGACATCGGCAGCCTTATAGATATCAGCTGCTAGGTCTGTAAGTACGTTAGCCATTGTCGGCCTCCTTAATCATCGAAAAGTTGACCGCCCGATGCGAAGAACTCAGCCCGCTGCTGATGACTCATCGCCTCGAATTCGGCCCTGCTTATTTCAGTTGATCGCTCTTGGGCCCTGCCTTCAGAACGTGCGGCGCCGCCGCCAGCTGCCTGACTCCCGTCAACTAGGAACGGAAGTCGCTCCTTGATGCTGCTTGTCAGATCACTGAGTGTGGATACAGTCAGCTGACCGCTATCATCCAGCACTCGGATTTCACCATCAACAAACGACAGCCTCTGGCCTATTTGTTGCTGTAAGAGCGAGGCCTTAGCCACGTCCTTGGTTAGTCCACTTGCAATTCTACCAGATTCCGCATCAATGCGCGCCTGTATGCGCTCCTGCTGCATTTTTTCCATCTCCTGGCGGTATCTATCGGACTCAGACTTCTGCGCCTCAAATAGCTGCTTATAGTCGTTCTCGGCTTTTGCCTTTTCCTCGGCCTGCTGCTTAGCTAATTGCTGAGCCTCCTCAGCCTCACGCTGCTTGGCCTTCTTCTCAGCCAGGAGCTGATCATTTTTACTCTTGAGGCCAGCGACCTGCTGCTCGACCATTCCCTGCAGTTGCGCCTCGATTGCCGCCTTCTGCTCTTCGTTTAGCTCGATACCTTCGATTTCCATATTTCACCTCTAGTGATTAATGCGGCTCTGCCGCGTTATGTTAAGACGCCCTTTGGTGGTTGCGTCTCTTTGATCGGGATGCCTGTCTTGATGGCTGCCCAAACTCGCTCGACGGGATAGTCGCGCATCCAGCTCGCGGTGCTGAATTGCGGCTCCTCGCCAAATTTATCGACGTACATTTTGATAATGTCTGCTGTGTCCATGTGTCTCCTCCTAGATTCCGAGCGCCTCTTTGATCAGATCGTCAAATACCTGGCTCAGTTGTGGGAATCGTCGCTGGCAGATCGCCCAGGCTGCTGGATCATTCCTGATGGCGAAGAAGTTAGCGAAGGTCTCCATATACCGAGCTGGCACTCTTTTGTAGTAGCCCTTTCCGTGACCCCACCATCCGAGCTTCGAGTAACAATGCCCGTGTGTCATGGCGTCGACGATATCCGAGATCATGCCGTAATTGTTGCCCTTGGCTTTCCACTTGTCCGTGAATACGCCAGGCTCTAGCTCGATCTGCTTCTTTTCATACAGCTCTCGGAATATCTCATTGAGCATCGGGCCTCGCTCCTTGGTCTTTTGCAATCCGAGGGCCTTACGATCGGCCTCAAAGGCCCTAATAAATCGGCGACTCTGGGATATCTCTTTGACCTGGCTATATACGACGTTATCCAGGTGCTTACCCACCATCAGGTCGATGTGATGCCCGTACTCATGCCGGAAAACAGGATCAAAATCGACTGTCCCCTGGACAATCTTGTTACTCCAAGGTTCATAATATGCTGCATCTGGGTTTTTTGGTGATGTTATACGCTTGGGCTTTGGCATCTTGGCCACTAGCTGGCGCAGCTCAGGCGATAGCTTAGAAAGTGACAGAGCTAAATCGTCAGTTGAGATATCACTCGCATTGATCGCCCCGAGGCCAAAATCATCTATTTTGATGGGCGGCGCTGGAATGGGTGGCGCTGTAATAGATGGCGGCGTATTGAATGTCGCATCCTCGATGCCTAGCTCTCGCAGCGTCAACACATTGCCTTGGCTGTCCACAAACTTGTCGAGCGTGAATTCACCCTTACGGAATAGTTCCGTCCTGGTCTTTCCGAGGATCTTTTCCTGGAACGGCCTGGGCTGTGAGTGCAGCCAATCACCAAACGTGATGGATGCGGG